GCAGAAGCGGCAGGCGAGCAGCAAGCCCAGCAAGCCGCACCCACCGAGAAGCCAGCCGAGGAAGGCGCGGACGATCTGCTCAAGGAGCCCGAAGGCCTGGCGCCGAAGTCGTCCGAGCGCTTCCAGAAGTTGGCCAACACCGTGCGCGACCTGCAGCAGCAGGTTGAGCAGCGCGACCAGGCCATTTCCTACGTCAAGGAGACATTCCAGAACAACGGCATCACGGCAGAGCAGTTCGACCAAGCGGCCAGCGTCATCGGCGCGCTCAACCGCGGCGACCTGGACGCGGCCGAGAAGATCCTGGTTGAGCAGCTGCAGCAGATCGCCATTGCCAAGGGTCGGCCGATCGGGCAACTCGACCCGCTCTCCAACTTCCCGGACTTGCGCCAGGCTGTGGACGGCCTGCAGATCACCGAGGAGCACGCGCTGCAACTGGCACGCGCCCGGGTGATGGAACAAGGACAAGCGCAGCACCGGCGCCAGCAGGTCGAGCAGCAGCAGCGAGAGCGCGCCCAGCAGGAGCAACAGCAACAAGCGCAGCAGCAGGTTCAATCCGCGCTCACCGACATCGACGCTTTCACGCGCGAGATGGCGGCCAAGGACATGGACTGGCCCGTCATTGAGTCCAAGTTGTTGCCGCGCGTTCAGGCCCTTCTGAAAGACGTTCCGCCTTCGCAGTGGCTGAACATTGTGAAAACGCAATACGAGTTGATCAAAGATGTGTCCGCCGGTTCTCTGCGTCATCAGGCGCCGACAGCCGGTCAAGTCCTGCGTCCGACGGGCCAGGGATCGCCCGCTGCGGCGCCCAAAACCATGTTCGACGCCATGTTCGGCGGTCGTTGACCGCTTGAGCAGCGCGCACAGCCGACATCGCGCACCGGCAAGGCCCGGCAGAGCCTATCTGCCAGTTGGCGCTAGCCCGGATCGCCTCGGGCACTGCTGACGTACTGGCGCGGTTCGTCCCCGCGGAGATGTTGCCCCCGAGAGGGGATTTCACTTCCGTTTGGAGAACCAATCATGGCTTTCAGCACTCAAGACATTTCCGATGCCGGCAAACACGGCCTCGACTTCTTCCTCGCCAACAACCCGGTCGACCAGGTCGCCCTGGAGCGCCCCCTTCTGAAGGCCCTGATGGGCAAGAAGAAAGCCGCCCCCGGCGCCAAGCAGTACGTCGTCGAGCAGCTGCGCACCAACTACGGCAGCAACTTCCAGTGGTTCAACGGCTCGGCCGTCGTGACCTACAACCGTCGCCAGACCATCGAGCAGGCCAACTACGCCTGGCGCTCGTGCCATGACGGCTTCGCCCTGGACGAAGACCGCCTGACCCAGAACGGCATCATCGTCACCGATGACCGCGAAGCCGTGGCCACCCAGGCCGAGAAGATCCAGTTCACCAACCTGATGCAGGAGCAATCCGAAGCGCTGCGCCTGGGCTTCCAAGAGCAGTTCAGCTTCCAGTTGCACCTGGACGGCACCTCGTCCACCGACGCGATCGCCGGCCTGGATGCATTGGTTTCGCTGGCTCCGACCTCGGGCACGGTGGGCGGCATCGATCGCAGCGTCGCGGCCAACGCCTACTGGCGCAACAACGTGGCCACCGGCCTGACCACGACCACCAGCACCGGCACCATCCTGAACCAGATGGAGGTCGGCTTCCGCCAGTGCTCGCGCAACGGCGGCCGCCCCGACCTGATGATCGCCGGTTCGACCTTCATCGACGGCTACCGCAACTTCGTGCTGAACACCTTCGGCCGCATGGACTTCGGCCCGAGCAACACCAAGCGCGTCGAAGGCGGCACCGAGATGCTGACCTTCCACGGTGTCGAGGTGCAGTGGTCGCCCGAGTTCTACGAGCTCGACAGCCGGTTCGGTCCCGCGACCGCCTGGGAGAAGCGCTGCTACTTCCTCAACACCAACCACATGACGCTGCGCCCCATCCAGGGCCACGACATGATCAGCCGCAAGCCCCCGCGCGCGTATGACCGGTATGAGTACTACTGGGCCATCACTTGGAAGGGTGCGCTGACCATGAACCGTGCCAACGCCCACTGGGTCGGCGCGCTGTCCTGATCCATGAACCTGGGGCCGGCCATGCGCTGGCCCCTTTTGCTGTGTGTGTTTCGTCTTTGTCCGCGGCGGTGGGCATTGGCCTTGGGTCGGCCTCACGGTCGGCCCCTTTTTGAACCGCCATCCGTCAACCCACAAAAGGAGCCTGAACATGGCCCGTCAACAAGCCAAAGAAACCGCCACGCCCGACAAGGTTCTGTCCCGGCGCGTCCTCGTCAACATCAAGCGCGACCAAACCGCGGTGACGCCGCGTGTCGTGTGGATGCACGAAATCCCCATCCTGGAGCAGATCTTCGAGGATGGCAACGTCGTCATGGTCAACCCCGAAGCCTTGGACGAGGGCTACAGCACCAAGCAGACGCCCGACATGCTGGCCCACAACAAGAAGCAAGACCCCATCAAGCGCCCGAGCGAAAGCCTGTGCTTGGGCTGGGTGTTCGTGGGCAACCCGCAGGCCGAGTACGAGCGTTTGTCGGCTTGCTACGGCCGGCACCTGGAAATGCCGATTTCCAACTGCGAGCACGTCTACGGCCGGTTCCAGACGGGCGCGTTCCAGAAGCTGCTGGGCTCGCCTGAGCTCGCCGACCTTCCCGATGACCAGCTGCGCGAACTGATCAAGGCCTGGGGCTTCGAGATCCCGCAGACCGACACCAAGAGCACGCCCGAGCAGATCGAGAAGGCGGCTGAGGCGCGCGCCAAGTTCAACACCATGACGACCGATGAACTTGTCGCACTGGCGCTGGAGCTGGGCGTCGAGGTTGGCGCCTGATTCGTTGACAAATCGCCATACAAGGAGCGCGACCATGGCAGCGAAGAAGGGCAAGAAGGGCGGCGGCAAAAAGCGCTGCTGACCACATGCAACCGGCCCGCTTCGGCGGGCTTTTCCATTTGAGGTGATCCCATGCTGATCGAAATCGTCCAACACGAGTCCAACAAGGTCGTCAAGGAGGCCACGCTGGAGCAGGCGCTGGAGTACGCCACCAGCTTCACCGTGAACCTGGTGGACGCCGAAGGCAACCGCACGCCGTTCGTGCCTGCTGACCATGTGCCCGTGCTGGGTGACGAGGTTGCCGCCGTCGAGGCCCCGAGCGAGGCTGTCGTCGAGCCGGTGGCTGAACCCGTGGCCGATGAGGCATCAGCCGAAGCTGCCGCCCCTGACACTCCTGCCGAGGTCTGAGCATGGCCTACCGCACCCTGGGGCAACTGCGCAGCGTCTTGCTGGCTCGCCTGGGCATGGGCGCCATGGGTGCAAGCGGCGGCGCGAACAAAGCGCTGATTGACTCGTTCCTGTACGAGGCGCAGGTGGCGCTGTACTGGATGCAGGACTGGAAGTCGCTGACCGAGTACGAGGACAAGACGACCGGCGTCGGGCAGAACCAGTACGACTACCCTGTGGCGTGCGAGCGCGACAAGCGGGTGCTTCGCATCGAGGTGCTGCACGCTGGCCAGTGGCGAGAGATTCACGAGGGCATCACGACTGCGATGTGGTCGACGATGGACTCGCAGTCTTTCCCGCAGCGATTCGAGCGACTGGCTCAGATCCTGGTCTACCCGCAGAGCGACGCGGCCTACACGCTGCGCACTTGGTATGTGAAGGACTTGGGGCCGTTTGCGTCTGACGGCGACGTCTGCACGATCGACGACTCGATGGTGCTCACGCATGCCCTGGCGCACGCCAAGGCGCACTATCGGCAGCCGGACTCGCAGATGTACCAGGCCGCGCTCGAAACGCTGCTGTCGCGCATCCGTGGCCAGTCCTTCAGCAGTGGCGGGGTCTACCGGCGCACGCAAACCAGCGAGCCAGAGCCCAAGCCTGCAGTCGTTGGCCGGGATGTCTGAGCATGCCAGCGATCACCTATGACTCGTTCGACGGCGGCCTCGATCGCAGGCTGTCGATCAACGTCCAGCAGGCCAACAAGCTGTGGGTTCTGCGCAATGCCTATGTCACCCTGGGCCGTCGGATTCGCAAGCGCCCCGGGCTGGTCAAGGCAGCGACTGGCATGTCGGGTGGGCTGGGTCTTGAGAGCGTATCCGGGCGGCTCAAGGTCTTTGTGGACCGAGGGTCGAGCTACTCGCCTCCGTCGGCCGTGGACGTGATCCAGTTGGACAAGCCCGCAGCCGCATCGGCTTCAAGCCTGGCCCAAGTGCACTGGGCTGAGATCTTCAACGGCTTCGTCTATGTGGTCGCGCAGTACGCAAACGGTGTGATCGCTCACCACTACGTCGACAGCACGCCGGCGACGGTGATCATCACGATTGCGACGCCTGGCGTGGTGACATGGACCGGGCACGGACTGAGCAATGGCCGGGAAGTGGTGCTTTCGACCACAGGCGCGCTGCCGACTGGCTTGACGGCTGGCACGGTCTATTACGTCGTGAACTCGGCGACTGACACATTCGAGCTGTCGGCGACGAAGGGCGGGGCGGCCATCAACACGTCAGGCACCCAGTCAGGCGTGCACACCGCGACGGCGCCGACTTGGATCGGCGATGCGAACTGCCCCAACACCATCAGCGTGACCAAGGCGGCCGAGCGCATTTTCGCCATCAACGGCGAGACGGTGCGCTATTCGGCGGCCGGCGATCCGCGTGACTGGACGACATCAAGCGACGCCGGGTTTCTGCCGGTTGGCCTGAGGCAGGGCACCAAAGAGGGCTGCACGGCGGTGGGCACCTTTCAGGAAAAACTGGTGGTTTTCTTCCGGGAGTCGAGCCAAATCTGGAGCGTGGCGGTTGACCCGAGCGCCAACGAGTTCGTCAAGCGCATCCCCGGCATCGGCATTGACGATTCGCCGCTTTCGATTGACGAGTTCGCGCTGGATCTTTGCTTCCTGTCGCCCTATGGCGTGCGCTCCATGACGGTCGCGCAGAACGTGGACCGCATCGACGACACCGACCTGGGTGTGCCGGTTGACTCGCTGGTCATCCAGGACATCGCGACATCGGCGGCGCAGCCCGATCGCGTGCAGACGTTCGGGGTGTGGATCAACGAGCTGGGCCAGTACTGGCTGGTCTTTGATGGCGGCGCCACATCGAAGGTTTGGGCCTACTCCTTCAGTCGGTCGAGCAAGCTGGCGTGCTGGAGCGAGTACACGTTTCCGGTGAAGTTCACAGGGGTTGCCACGCTCAACGGCAAGGTCTACCTTCGCACCGCCTCGGACCTGTTCGAGCTGTCTGCGGCCTCGCACATCGACGACGTCAACCTGATCAATGTGGAAGTGCAGATGGCGTTTCAGGATGCCAAGGCGCCGGGCGTCGGGAAGCAGTTCTTCGGGATGGATGCCGTTTTCGAGGGCTCGCCGGATGTCTCGTTCAAGTTCAACCCGCGCGACACGACGGTCGAGACGATCAGTCAGACCCTGAGCGGAGACACGCGCCCTGGTGAGGTGATCCCGGTGGAACTGGTCGCGCCCGCCGTGGCGCCTGTGTTCCGTCACTCGAAGGATGAGGCTTTCCAGGTTGACGCCATCACCCTCTATTACGAGCGGCTGTGGATCTGGGCTTGATAAGCGTCTGCCAGATGCAACTCGCCGATGCATTGTCGGTGATCGAGCGCATGCGGCCGCAAGACTTGGAGTGTCTGCATGCGCTGCGGGGCTTCATGAGCTCCGAGGCCTTCGCTGTTGACCGGTGGAGCACAGAGGGGCCTGCGTGGGTTGTGATGGATGGCGCGCTGCCTGTTTGCATTGGCGGGCTGACATTCCATTCCGAATGGCTGGCGGTGGCCTGGTTCATCGCGACGCCAGACATGCGCCCCGAATCGTGGCGAAAAGTTATCAGGCACTCGCGCACAGTGTTCTCGAAGGCGGCCGACCCATCGTTTGAGCACTACCGGCACCGGATTGAGGCTCATGTGATGGCTGATTGGCCGCAGGCGCAGAGGTTCGCGCAAC